CTTCCACCTTCTCTTCTAGGTAACCAGAAGTCCTCAAGCATAGACATGAACTTCTTGTCATCCTTGATCTCACCAGTGTTTGCATCGTATACAAGTTTATTCCTGTAACGACCCATTACCTCACGTAGATATTGTTCCGCTTTATTCTTGGGAAGGTTACCTACATCAATATAGAAAATTCTTCTTTCTGGTGCTCTTGATAATCTGTAGATAACAAGAGAGTCTTCAATCATTCTCAACTGATTGACTGCTTTAATTGCCTTATGCATATGTGATAAGACCATATTTTTATTAAGGTCTTGAATACCACTATGAACATATGTTATTGAATCAGGTGCAATTTTCATACCCTGATTAGTTGAGTTCTTTAATCCTTTTGGATTGTATAAGAAATAATCTGCACTCTTTCTACTAAGAGCAGTATTGAGATCTACTCCTCTCAATAACTCAGGACTCTTTGACTCATACTCAGTAACTTTACGGATCTTACGTGGATCAACGTATCGTAATTCAATTAGTCCAGTTCTAGGTTTATCTGGGTCAATTACTTTATGATAAAAAAGTCTCCCATCAACATACCATCGACGGAAGATTTCATATGATCTATTTTCAAAATCAAGAAGACGAAGAATTTCATCAAACTCTTCTCTAATTAAAGTCTTTACTTTAGATGATACCTTTAAGTTAGATAATTCAACTGCAATAGGTACATCATCAAAGTTACCACAAATAGTTTCATTGACCACATCATCAACTGCACTATCACATTCTGGTTGTAAAACCATCTCCCTATATCGGGTGATTAATTCATATTCATTTCGGATTTGTCCATCAAAGTCAACAGAATAACCATAGTAACCACCACCTACGATAGGTTGTGATCCATCTAGGCTATCCTTTTGAACAAAAGAAGGTCCCTTGGGAACCTTCTTCGCTCTTTGCAATGAAAATCCGAAGAGCTGTTGTGCCATTATGTTATAAAATAACTAGTCCTGATCTATTTAGTAGGGTTAGTCAGACGCTATTGGAGTCCAGTATTGTGTCTGTAGCTCCACAGTGAATTCCTCAACTGCGTCGTTATTACCGAAGTCAAGATCGATTGCAGCAATATTACTTGGGAAACAGTTAAAGAACTTATAACTCTTTGTGATTGTTGGTGAATCACCACTCTTTACTCCACGTGAAAGTTGATGTACTTTCATATCAGCGAAGTAACCAGTAGAATCATCATCATCACCTAGACCTGCAGCTGCAGTAAAGTTCTCATTATATGCCTGAATTGAAGCAGTCCACTTCTCAAATATTGTGCGAAGTTTAAATGCACTGTCATTCATTACTGTAATTGTCCAAGGTTCAAATGTTCTGTCACCAGCGATTTTTAATGTTCTTCCTCTAAAAGGAACTTCAATAACACCTAACTGTGATGAAGGTAAATTTGCTGCTCTAACTGTAAATTTGCCAAGTCTTGTTAAATCAGCTGCTGCGTTAAGTTCTGTCGGAAATGCTAAATCTACTTGGAATAGATTGGGACGAGCAAAATCCGCAGCGACATTACTCTTAAAAGCATCAATGGTTCCTCTTTCTGCCATGATAGTATAAAAAACTAGAAGTACTCCTTTCCATTATATTTAGAAGTATTAATATTTTCACGCAAAAAAAGAGACCCTTGCGGGTCTCTGATCCATCTCGAACTCTTGACTATTTAGTTAGCAACCTCAGTAAATGCAACACCAGTTCTGGTTGCAACGAAGGTTAGAGTGATGTAATTGATTGTGCGTGTTGGCTTGATGAAGATCTCAGCATAGAATTCTCCACGATCAACTGCTTCAGGAGTGTTGTTTGAGCTATCACATTTAACAATGAAGTCAGTAATACCTCTACGTCCTTGAACATCCCTTAGATAAGGTTCGATGATATTAACAAAGAGTGATCTTTGTGACTCATCATTCTGTTCAAAGAGTTGTGACTTAGCAGCACTTTGAATAACTCTCTCGATAACAAGGAACAAACGACGAATGTTGATTCTATCGAATGCACTTGCAAATCCAAGAGCAGTCTTATCACCGAATAGTACCACACCCTGACCAGGGAAGGCTACGATTGGGTTAATTCTATTTGCGTATAAGTTATCACGCTGAGTCTTAGTTGGTGTAAATGCTAGTTTAATAGCATTTCTTAGAACACCACGTTGGAATCCTGCAGGTGAGAACCATGCTTCAGAAACTTCAGTTGTCTGTAAGCATAAACCAGCCATGTCACCGTTACAAGGAATGTAACGATATACGTCACTATACTTGTCGTAGATATACTTATAACCAGAATCAAATACCACATAAGAAGAACTTGGTAGTTGCTTCATGAAGTCAACAATATTTGTTGTGATTGTAGTTGTATTAGTTTGACCAACAACGTTAGCACGACGAGGTGAAACAAATACCATGCAGTCACGACGCTCTTCAGCGATGTTAACTAGACCAGTAATCTTAGCGATTGCACTAGGATCATCTGTTCCAGAAGGACCAGTTAATAAGAAGTCAATTGTTTGTGACTCAGGATCTTCAACTAGTTGATATGCAGTTGTAACATCTGTGTTTGATACACTATACTGTCCACCACTAACTGCGTAGTCTGCACCACCAGATAAACGATAGTAGTAAGTTGCATTCTTTTTAGTAGCAACAGTTGTTACGCCAGCAGGGAAATCAACAGTACCTGCAGTACTCTGTAGTAAGTTAAACTGTCTTCCGTCAGCAATTTGTCCCCAAATACCATCAGCAGCAGTAGCAGTAGCAGCGTAGGTAGTTCCCTCGTGCTCACCCCAATAGATGTACTGTGAACGTTGCTTCAGAACATCAACGTAGTAGTTTGTTTCTCCAACAGAAGTCTTAGCATTAGATGCTTTAGAAAGACCAATGTAACGCTCAAGTAAAGCACCAGTTGTACCAGTGACCTTACCATCAATATCAACTACAAGAATGTGTAGTTCGTCACGATGTCCACCTACTTGATCTGTAAACTGTGAAGTTTCTGGACGGGGAGCAACGTTAATCCACTTAACACCAGGAAGATACTCACGCTCTGCATACTCAGTGCGAACGGAAGAAACAGTTGCGTTGTTAGAGTTTGTATCAGCAAGAACATCATTAGTAGCAAAGTCGATACTACCTTTATCCTTAGCAATATAAAGACGACGCTCGATTGTTGTATTAACAGCAGCAGTGTTTGTTCCTTGTGTAATTACTTGGTCATTAGCAATGATACCAGTAACACCACCACTAGGAAGATCGATTTCTAATCTCTTATTAGTTGCATCGTATGCAAGAACATTAACACTTTCTTGTGAACCACCAATATTAATTGTAGTAGAAACACCAGGAGTGAATGAACCAACAATAGTATCGATATCAATAAGAAGTGAATACTTGTAAACTTTACCAGCAGCACCAGATGCAGCAGTTAGAGCCTCGTTAGCAACATATTCCCACTCGTTACCTGAACTAGGAGCTGGAAGAACAGCTATATGATCAGCACCAGAATCAGTTATGAATATACCAACTGAATTTCCTTTTGTACCAGCAGTCTTAGCAGCCCATGTCCAAGAGTTGTTTGCTGGCTCATAAGTTGTTTCGTAGTCTTGAAAATTCTTAATTAATGGAGCAGTTCCAGTATCAACTGCGTTCTTAAGAGTTGAAGAGTTAACACGAATAGTTTTTAGAAGACCACCGTATGCGAGGAATTGAGATGCTGTAAACCAGTACTCGTAGTTTGCATTGTTTGGATCACCGAATGTTTCAGCCAATGCACGCTCAGAAGATATCTCTACGATCTCTTCAACTGGACCTGACTCAAAAGGTGCTGCGAGTACGCCTACGTTTGCAGAAGATACAGTTGAGACTGTTGTCAGATCTCTTTCCTGTACGACTACACCTGGCGATGATTGATTGGCTGCCATGTTTATATACTCCTAGATAAAAATGCCGTTATCGGTTGTCTAAGATTATTTATATTTTTGAAACGTCACCTAAAGTCTAACATGTGCTGAATATCTCCATATTCCGCGAGTTCCCATCGCTCTCCTTGAGCATCTACAATAACATCTTCTTCTAGTCCGTCACTAATAAAACCAAATGGAGCCATATCTTGCTCAATTGAATCTCTTTGATCATCATATATTCTTTGCCTTACATCATTATCGTGCATTTCTTTAAAGTATTCTTGCATAGCCATCCATGCAAAAATAACCAAACACATAGCAAGGTCATCATGACATCCTTCTTCTGCTTGGAATGATTGTCCTTTCTGAATAAAGGTAGTTAGTTCTGATATAGTATCATAGTCAGGTATCATTAATTTATCATCTTCTATTAATGCTTTAAGGTTAGAACATCCAACTTGCTTGACAGTTGTACTCATCTTTACACCTAACTGTGTTTTCTTACCTGAGAATCCCTGTCCTAATTGTTGCCCTGCTCTTCCCCGCATTGCTGCCATAAGAAGATTCTCATATTCTAAATCAAACTGAATAATATCTGCTACCTGTCCGCCAATATCATTTACTTCACAAAGGATATATGCATTATTATAATTCTTAGCCACCTCAACTATTATATTCGGTAAAACGATTGGTTTAATCTGGTTGTTCTTATATCTTGCTACCATTTTATATGGTAACGTGGTTGTATCTATGACGCAAAATGCTGAAGCATCACCGCCAATGCCACGAGATACGTCAACTGTAAGTATATAATTGTGGTCTTTAATGACTTGTTCATAAAGTGCTAAACCTCTATTTTCTTTAAACGGATCTTCATAGGGCATGATCCTCAATTTACTAGGTGATATAAGAGTATCAACAGATCCTAAAAACTCACATTCAAACTCAACTCTAAACTGTGCTTCAGATGTATTCTCAATAGTTTGCTGTTTCCATTTAGCATCTCTACCAGGTACCTGAGACCAATGGACTTCTGTTGCAACATAATTATTTGATCCTCTTTCCGCATCATGCCACAGTTTATAAAACTGATTCATACCATGTGGTGTAGATATGATAATAACTTTTGTTGATTTACCAGAAGATATAGTAGGATAGACACTAGCAAAAAACTGTTCAGCAATATGATTCGGAACAAACGCGAATTCGTCCAGAAATATAATGTTAAAGGACATACCGCGTACAGCACTAGCAGATGTAGAAGAAGCGAGGATTTTAGATCCGTTCTCCAATTCGAGTGACCCTTTGTTCCAACCGAGAATACCTTGTTGCAACCATCTAGGGAGATTCTCATAAGAAAGTTGTAAGCGGCCCAACATTTCTCTTGCAGTGGGTGCTTTGTTTGCGAGGATTGCGACATTTACATTAGCATTAAAAAGAACATACCATAATAGGTATGCTGTAACAATTGTAGATTTACCAGACTGACGAGGAAGCTTCGCTATATTGAATCTATGTTTATGAAACTTCTCAACCATACTTTCCTGAAAGTCATACATTTTAAATGGTACGACACCTTCATCAAGAGATACGATCTTGATATACTTTCTTATAAAATACACAGGATCTTTAGCACACTTCAAATACTCAGAAACTTGTTTCTTAGTAAAGTCCTGAGTAACGTTTGCTTTTTTTAAATTAGGATTACCTAAATATATCTCTTGTGTTTTACTCATAGTACTTGAATTACTCCTTTCACATCAGGTATTTCTTGCATTAATTTTGCTTCTATACCTTGTTTTAATGTCATGGTACTCATAGCACATGTAGCACAAGCACCACCTAATCTAACCTTTACATAACCGTCTTCAGTTTCAACATACTCTAAAAAACCACCATCAGCTTCAATGTATGGTAATATCTCAGTTAAAACTTCTATCACATTAGTATCATTTAGTTCCATTTTTAAATTCAATAATTAATCTATTGACGACTATCCCTTTAGTATCTAGTGTTTTTTGATCAAGACTAGTCCAAAGTCCCAAACGTTCTCCTAATTTCGCGTAGCTCTTCAAAGTTTTTTTGTTTAGTGCCACCATCATATTCCCAAGCATAACCCTCCTTTATCATTTGTTCATTAAGTGAGATTGATTCCTCCCCAACGTAAAGCCAACCCAAAAGCCGACCGTACTTGCCGACACCACCATGAAGCTCAGTGCGAATAGTGAGCTCATCATCGCCAGCCAGAGTGCTTTCCAATTTTTCTTTGAGCCAGTTTGTTGCATCGATTCCTAGTGCCTTCTCTTCCAAATCTCTTGTTCTTTTCTCTGGCGTATCAACGCCTGCAATTCTAACTCTTTCTTTCTTGTATAAATCAAAGCCGAGGTCAATAGTAACGTCAATAGTATCGCCATCTAATACCTTATCTATACTCGTAACTCTAAAATTATAGCAGCTCTTCCTGCTCGGCGGTGTCATCGCTCCCATTGTTAAACTCTAGTAAAGCTTTATTTAGCATATCATCAATAGGTGTTCTATTTTTAGCTGCTTCATAATCTTTCAATGCATCAAATAATTTATGCATGTCTGTAGCACTCCAATCTAAGATAGGATTCTTCATCTCTATTTCTGGACCGTAGATAGGATTAATGACCTGATCCTCTGCTCTCAATGGAGTTGGAATCAGAAGTAGTAATGGGATTAGGATACCAATCATCATATTTAAAGATCCAATAAATTGAAATGCCAACTGCTACTAATAGTATAGCACACATTATATTTATTGACCAGACTACATCACTCATTAGAAATGATCCTCCAATCCTTCAACTGCTTTAGGTTTCCAGTCCTTACCGTAGTATCTCTCTAAAATATTATGGTGTGGTGCATCTGTACCTACCTCTTGTTTCTTAGGTGGTTCAGGTGGAAACAACTCTAGTTGTATACCATGTGCTTCCCAGAACCACTCCTCTGGTTCTTCTCCTTTCATATGAGTAAACCCATAGAAAGAACCATCATCCCTTTGATATAAGAAATGATGGTCATGAGGATTCAATAGCCACATCTGCTGAATTTTATCAGTAGTTTTGTATCCTATTTCTTCTTTAGTTAATTTAAGCATATGCTGCAGCAGCCAATCTAACAGAGAATGCTAAAGAGCATCCCATAATAGTTAGTCTGCTCATCCACCACATAATTTCATGCTTGTTCTTTGTAATTCTACTCATGATTTATCTTGCAAGACGTAATCAATATAATGAGGATGATCGTGTAGATACGATACATCCTCCTTTACGTCCTTGATTGCCTCATATGCATCATGTGCATATGTGCAAATCTCTTGCATATGTCTCTGATCGTCGTGATAACCGACAGTATAGTGGGACATGATAGTTTCAACTCCACGTTACATTGGTTATTTATTATACCACTTAAGTATTAATACGCAATATTATTTGCGTATCCTCACACTAGATTTCCGACAATGCTTCTCTTCTTGTAGTCGGTCTAGTTCTCTTAATAATATCTCTTGAAATTCTTTACTTGTTGTAGTGGTAGGCTGCTTTGTTTGTTTTCTTGGGGAGTTTTCCACTTCTTACCTTAGTACCTGATGTTTCACCATAACTATCTGGGTGCTTCCCTGCCTTTGATTTGCCGACAGTCTCAGATTTTTTCTTACTCTTATCAGTATAGTGCAACTTTGCGGGTTTGTCTTTGTCTTTGGTAATTACAGATTCTTGTCCATGTTTACGACCAAGACGACGAGTTAATTTTCCAAAACGTCTCTTGCTCATTTTATCTGGTTTTGTAGTTTGATAGGATACTTCTCTTCCTGTCTTACCATCTTCGTATTTGTATTCTCCGACACCTTTCTTATATCCGATGCCTTTCTTTTTTAAATCTTTTTCTAAACCCTTGCGTTTTGTACGATTCGCTTTTTCATCAGATCCTCTATCAGCACTTATGTGACCAGTCACTTTTGTCTTAGACTTGGTTAACATTCTAGTGGTGGGATTTCCTTCAACTAGTTTAATGAAATCAGCGTAATACATAACTTTTAGTTGTTCCTTCTGTGCAAGCTTATTAGCAGTAGCATACATGACCTCTTTGTCACGTTTTCCATATAGTTTTTTAAAGCGATGAGCACTTTTACGTTTCATCCCTTTAACTATACGTTCTGCTTCCTGATTGACGGCTGGCATATTAACCTCCGACTACTTGTATCTCCTCTAGTACAATTGCATTGCCAGTCACTGCGACTTTAACGCAACGTTTGACAACTGGTTGAGGACCAGATGCATATGTGTAGTCAGCAGAAGCACTTGATGAATCTATATCTGTAGAAATCGTATTATTTACAACTGCTGTGATCTTCTTACCTCCAGTTCCTGCAGAAAGGAAGTTGCTATCAATAGCAGGTGAAGTACTATCATCTTCAACAGCGATATAATCGCCACTAGAGAAAGGATGTTGTGATGATGTTTCATGCAGATGTAATCCTAATTGATAATCTGCTGTAGAATCATCCACTGCCTTAACTACTTTAGCATGTCCAGGTTTACCACCTTTAACTAAAAGTGCCTCATCTCCAATCAATGTAATTGCTGGTCCGTCATTAAATGCTACAGTAGCATCTCCTGCGGTAGCAACAATACGATAGAATCCAGTCTTTACAACTTGATATTCTGTCGCACTTGCTGCAATAGCATTAGTACTTAATACGTTTATAACTGTCATTGTCGTGTCTATGTTGATTCAGTTGTATCTTTATTTATGTTTTTTAACATCTTCTGAAGATCAGCAGTGCTACCAACAAACATTGCATTAGTGACATTTGTCGGTCCTTTCTTTTCTTCAGCATCTAATTCTTTCATTTTACGTTGCAAATCAATTAACTTATCTGTTGTATCTGCAACGTTTTTAATCATTAAAGCAGCAACTTCATATGCTCTAGGATGATCACTACTCTGTGCAACATCCATGATACCATCTAATGCTTCTTGACCTTTCATTACTAGATTATGTAAGTTAGCACGACTCATTTCATAGTCTTGCTTTACATCTCCTTCTTCACTCTTTTTAAGAGTAGGTTTAACTGACTCTACATGCTTTTGTAACTCTGATGGTTCAGATCCAAAAGCATTATTCAACCCATCGAAATCCTTCATTAAATAGCCTCATCACTACCACTTATAGGATTATATTTCTTCATATCAGTAAATTGACTGGTTAATTCATTAAATCCAAAGTCGTCATCTGCCTCAAGTAAAGCATCATCTGCAGCATCTATCTTAAACACATTAGCACCTGATGCATGACTGGCAGCAGTAGTTCCAGCATGACCACGAATAACAGTAAGAGTATTAGAAACCTTCTTAGATACTCTCATTGTCTCAGTACCAATATAAATGTTATCCCACTGAGCAATACTAGAAGCATCAGCAACAGTTAATGATGTAGCAGTTAATCCAAGTGCAGCACTTGTTTGTGTAACTACTACTCCATCCCTATCAATAGTGGATTGAGGTTGAACAGCATAACGAACTTCTCTTGGTGCTGATTGTTGATTGGTTGATGTATAGTAATCGACCTGTGCCTTTCTGATAGTCTTGGACTCGGATATTGGTCCGTATAAGTATGTCTTTACTGTAAATTGTAACGTATAAATGATTGCTCTACGACTAGAAAAATCTCCTTCATAGTCATCCTCATAATCAAGGTTATTTAAAACTACAGGAACATCTTTAACTTCCTGCATACTAGATAATAGTTTAACTGAAAGATTAAAATGAGGTTGAAAGTTTGGTAATATTTGTTCTAAAATCTGAAGACCATCATCCTGATTCTTTGATATAATTGCCAATTCAAAATCAAGATTATATGGTACTGGCATAAAAGTATTAAAATTCTTGGTAGAATCTTTTTTAATTTTTATCTTTTGAGTTGGAGAAACTTTTCTTGTAGAATCATAAGAGACTCCACCTATTTCAAATGATATTCTAGGAAGAGTAATTTGAATTCTTTTGTTTGTTGGATCTGGATTTTGATCTAAACGTGCCAAAAACTTTTGCTTAGGACCATAAGCAAGAGGGACTTTCATCACCTCATCTTGTCTTCTCAATTCAATATTATTGAATAGAGTTCCGAAGGCAATAATAGTTTTACGAAAAATTTCGTTGTAAGAGTAAGTTCCTAGCATTAGATTGTCAAGTCAGTAGTTGATCCAACTGAACCAAAGGGGTTGGATTCGGAGAAATCGATGATATCGTCGTCAGCAGTTTCAAATTCATAATTTTGATCAAAGGTAACTGCTTTATTATCTATTGTATTATATGTAGCAGTTGTCCAAGAGGCACTAGAGGTTCCCCCCGTAATTGTCTCTGGGATAGTAAAGATACCAGAACGATTGATAACGATGAGAGTCCTAGTAGCAGAATCCCAAGACTTAACCTCAGCCGTAACATTTGATGTTCCTCCAGTAACTGTTTCTCCAATAGTAAAGTCACCAGATCCACCAGCTACGAGACCAACTGTAATAGCATTAGCAAAGGCAGTCTCAACAGCATCAAGTTCTGTAATACCAGTATTGATCTCTTCATCACTGTACTCGAAGAGTTCACACTGACATTCCCAAACATATCCTTTACCTAACTGATAGAAAGGACGTTCGACTTCTACAAATTGTATTTCAAATAAATGCTTTGTTATTGGGAACCAAATTAGATCCCCCTCGTTTGGTCTTCCTTCGACATTAAGGACTGTAGAGTCATCAACCTTTTCTTTAAACTTTTCACGGGAGAATATAAACGTCGTTTTATCTTCGATGCGTATTCCAAATTTTGTAAGTAACTCACCTTGTCCTTCCCATCCTTCGACATTATTGACATAGGCTCGGATTGGTTTTGCAGACTCGAACTTACCGTCCGAATCTTCTCCGAAAACCGTGTCACGATTGACGATAGTTCTCGGTACATAATATATGTCTTGCCCATAAATTTCAATGCTTTCTACGATAAGGTTTTCCATGAATTTCTGCTCTTGAGCAGAACCGTTTATTTGTAAACGGGATGAAGACGTATAATCGGATTGAACGTAATCTTGTGCTGGTGTATTTCTAAAAGTCATTTAGTTACCCCACTAAGTCCATTGGTGGAATCTCATAACGATCACGAAGTTCCTCTTCAAGATCGGTCTTGAATTTAGAACCATCCTCTAAAATTTGTCTACCATTAAGTGTGACACCACCCAACATTTGAATGCCGTCATATTTACTTAGGTTACGACCCCATTGCTGTTGGAACAAGGCTTCAACATAATCTTTTAACCAATTGTCATTAAACATATCGGTATATGTTACAGGATCCTGTCTCATCTGCATATCTACCATTATATAATCACCCGCATTTAAATCTGCCCAATCAAAATCAAGATATAATCTATTTTGATGTTCATTCCATTTAACTCTACGGTTTGCTTGTGAGTTAGTTACCCAATCAAGAGTCTCAAGATATTGTGAAGTAAGGAAATAATGTAGTATATGTCCATGCGTCATCGCATAGATATCATTCAAAAAGATTTGATATTTAATATTGAATATATTGCCTGGTACTATACTTGATGCACCAATTCCTGTATAAACATGATTAACACCCAACATTCCTGGAGGTGTAGAAACATAGTTATCTAAACCATACCATGCCGTAGAACCTTCTTGAGTAAACTCTTGAGCAGCAGTTTGAATTGCCTCGGTTACTTCAATTCTCATGAAAGTTTTATAACTTCCATTATAATGATATTCTTGATAGTAATCGATTGCTTCTTCTACTAAGTCATCTAACTGCTCAGTAGCAACGTTAATGTCTATCGTAGGATAACCTAACCTACGAAGAGCATAATCCCTTAATTCTGTTTTAGAAGCGGGTCTAGTAGCAGACATATCTTATTATCCGAATGAACTTATAGTCAGATTAGTGACATCATTAGCACCAACGGTTTCTCCTTTTTTGTAGAAACCATCAACATTATCAACTGTGACTGAAGTCGCATCCATAGCAGTTATAACTCCAGTTGTACCAGAGGTTGCTCCAGTTACTGTTGCACCAATTTCCATCGTTGTGATGTCAGAAAGTGCAAAGGTTGCATTAGTGAATACTGTAGAAGTATTAACTGTTGCATTAGCAAAGATTGTAGCAACATCAATTGTTGCTCCATTTCCATGTATAGCAGAAACAGGTATTGTGCATCCGTTACCATGTATTGCAGAAACCGATACTTGAGCTCCATTTCCATGAATAGCAGATACCGTTATGGTTGCATCACCATTACCACTACCTGATATAGTTATAATTTCAGATGCTGCATAAGTCAGTCCATCATCATTAATTGCAACTCCAGTAACATTTCCTGATGCATCAGCAGTAACATCGACTGTTAGTCCTGTTCCTGATCCAGATGAAGTTGTAGCAACTCCAGTAGTAGTTCCTTCTGTATATCCAGTTCCTGCAGCAGTGATTGATCCAAGAGTTTTAACACCAGTTGCATTAGCATTAGTGATAGTAATTACTTCAGATGCTGCATAATTTAATCCATCATCATTGATGGTAACTCCAGTCACAACGCCATTAGAAACTGTAACATCAACTGTTAATCCTGTTCCAGATCCAGATGAAGTTGTAGCAATTCCATTTGCAGCAGTGTAACCAGTACCACCTCCACTTCCAGCAAGAGTCTTAACTCCAGATGCATTAGCGTTAGTAATTGTTAATACTTCAGAAGCAGCATAATTTAATCCATCATCATTAATTGTTACACCTGTTACAGCACCAGATCCATCAACTGTTATATCAACAGTTGCAGCAGATCCAGAAGCAGAAGCAGAAGTAGCAATAGCAGTTCCGTTAGCGTATCCTGTGCCAGCAGTTGCTATAGAACCAAGGGTTTTAATACCAGTTGAATTAGCATTTACAATAGTAATTGTGTCATCTACAGCGTATCCTGTACCAGCAGCATTAACTGTTGCTCCAGTTACCACACCATTAGAGGTTGTAATATCAAGTGATAAACTTGATCCTCCACCACCTGTAGTGGCAATAGCAGTTCCATTAGCATACCCTGTGCCACCTACAAGCGTGTCTACGGTTGCTACACCACCTGCATTAGGGTTAGTAATGGTTAAGGTCTCTCCAATAGCATAACCAGATCCTGCAGCATTAATTGTTACATTAGTAAGAGCACCACTTGCATTAGCAGTTGTATCAACTGTGCAATTAGTTCCTGATCCAGAGGATGAAGTAGCAACAGCAGTTCCAGAAGTAAATCCACCAACACCGTTAGATAGTGATCCAAGGTTAAGTGTCTTAACACCACCTAGATTAGGGTTAGTAATTGTGATTGTATCACCAATAAGATAACCAGTACCTGCAGTGTTTAAAGCAATTCCAGTTATAGCACCATTTGTTACTGTAGTATCAACTGTTAATGATGATCCAGTTCCACCTGTAGTAGCAACATTTGTTGCAGCAGTGTATCCACCAAGACCATCATTAGAGATAGATCCAAGAGTTACAACTGCACCAGGAGTTGGATCTCCAGATAGATTTAGTTTTAGTGTTGTTGCAGTAGCAAGGTTATTCAACATTGCTCTTAATTGCTCATAAGCATTGTCAAGTTTTGCTTGAACTCTTGCTTCTGTATAGTATTGATTAGTTCCTTCAGAAAGGTCAGTTGTAGACTTACTTGATAGATCTAAGTTTGAACCAGTAGCAGCAGCAACTCTTGCGTCTGCACGAGTGTTAGTAAAGAATACGTTTGTAGATCCTTCAGTTATATTATCAGTATTAATGTCTGCCTGAGTAACACTAAGAGTACCTGAACTATGTGTAATACCTGTGCCATATGTAAAGTGTCCTCTAGTTCTAGCAGCAGTCGTAAATAGATTTGTAGAACCTTCAGTTACATTGTCTGTATCAATATCTGCCTGTGTGACTGATAGAGTTCCAGAACTATGAGTAATACCAGTTCCATATGTAAAGTGACCTCTAGTTCTAGCAGCAGTTGTGAAGAGATTTGTTGAACCTTCAGTTACGTTATCTGTATTGATATCTGCCTGTGTAACTGTAAGTGTGTAAGTTCCTGCAGCATCATCATATACCTTAGTGATACCTGTGCCATCAGTTATAAGAGCATTAACTCTATCATCAACTCTTTCATCTGTATAGTACTTATTGGTTGATCCTTCAGATAAACCATCAGTATCATGGTTACTTAAAGTAGAAACTTGCCCAGTTACGTTACCAGTTACATTACCAGTGATAGGACCAGCGAATCCAGTAGCAGTAAGGATTCCAGTATTTGAATTAAATGTTAAGTTTGTACCACTCTTAACTGCAAGGGAACCAGTCGCTGCAGTTGTGAATAGAACATTACATGAGGTGTCTGTTGACTCATCAGCAACGGTTACTGTAGCAGCAAGAGTTGCAGAATCAGCGTTACCTGTAAGATCACCAGTTACATCACCAGTCAAAGTACCAGTAATCGCTGTAATATTTGCAGCATCACCGTAAATATTTTGCCATCTAACTGTAGTAGTACCAAGATCATATGTACTATCAGCAGCAGGATTTAAATTCTTAGCAGTCGAAGTTGTACCAACAATATTACCTGTTAAATCACCAGTAACATCACCAATAACATCACCAGTAAGATCTCCAGTAATAGCAGTTATGTTTGCTGCGTCTGCAAAGATTCCTTGCCATCTAACTGTAGTAGTACCTAAGTCATATGTGCTGTCAGCAGCAGGATTCAAATCTTTAGCAGTAGAAGTTGCAGCAACTAAATTACCTGTAACATCTCCTGTGAGTGATGCTGTAATTGTGCCAGCAGCAAAATTACCAGATCCATCACGTAAAACTAAGTTGTCAGAAGCATTAGATGCTGAGGAAGCAACGTTAATAGTGGTGTTACCCGATACACCATTAGCATTAGTAAGAGTAATACCAGAGGATGCTGTTACTGCAAATTCTCTATGAGCATAAGTGTTTGCAGCAGTTCTGACCATATATCCTGTGCCAGTCTGTGCAGCAAGTGCAGTTATATCTGCGTCATTATAGGTAGTAGTAACCGTAAAGTCTGCTCCACCAGTGACGGAAACCGAACCATCCACTACACCATCAATAGTAAGTGTTCTGGCAGTCTTCCAAACATCAGCAGAAGATGCGTTACCTAAGAAACCTGCACCAGCACCAGCAGCACTAGCAGCAGTAATTTGATTAGCAGCAAAATCTCCAGAAGCATCACGATTAACAACTGTAGATGCTGTATTAGCACTTGCAGTTGTCATACCATCTAGTAAATCTACGTTTAGATTTGCAACCTTAGTAGTTGAAGTAATAGACAAAGGAGCAGTTCCTGTAGCAAGATTAGAAATAATCTGACCATCTACAGTAGCAGTTCCATCAACGTTTAAGTTATTATCTACATCTAATGAAGTACCTGCACCAGTTACATGAACTGATCCAATTCTTAAAG